AAGCTGGTGCGAAACTTTTTGTCGATACAAACGGTGGAGCTGTTACAGCAACACTACCTGCATCGCCAGCAGTTGGTGATGAGGTTCACTTTATAGATTCAAGATTTACATTCGACTCTAATGCGTTGACTGTAGGAAGAAATAGTTCTAAAATTGCCAATGCGTCTTCAGATTTAGTTGTTAACACTGAGGGTGCAGGTTTTGGATTAGTTTATTCTGGTTCAAACGTTGGTTGGACTTACATGGAGAAATAATATGTCAAATTACGAGCAAACAAGATACGATTTTACTGGAGCAAACCTTACAGGTATCGAGGGAATTCCTACAGCAACTATTGTGCCATGGTCTTCTTCTTCAGTGCCAACAGGTTTTTTAGAGTGTAATGGTGCAGACGTTTCAAGATCTACTTACTCTGCATTGTTTGCAATCATAGGTACAACTTACGGATCAGGAGATGGATCTTCAACATTTGGTTTACCTGATCTTCAAGATAACGTTGCGGTTGGAAAATCAAACAATAAAGCTTTAGCTTCTACTGGCGGAGCAGCTAACGTATCAATTACAGCTACAGGTAACGTTGGTGGATCGACTGCCAATGCAACTTTGTCGACATCACAACTTGCTTCACACTCACACCCAGGAGGTGGTAACGCACAAACTAACTCACCTGGACCTGGACCTAGTGGTAGACCACCACCATATTTTAGCCCAGCGAGTACAGGAAGTGCAGGATCTGGTAGTGGACACTCACATAACATGAGTGCAAACTTTAGTGGTGATGCAGTCTCAGGATCAGTGCTTCAACCATATTTAACAATAATTTATATTATTAAGACGTAGGAGAAAACATGGCAACAAATTCACATTGGACAGTAGTATTTGAAGACAAAGCAATAATAAACCAATCTGTAAAAAATCCACAGGGTCATTCTATTGGATATGTTATAGAAGATGATGCTTTTTGGAGTGATGCTAAGTGGTCAAATGTTTGGGCTATTCAATATGTTGACGATAATCATGATTATAATGATAGCGTTGAACACAGAGATAACACACCACATTCGTCTTGGACTGCTGCAGGCTTAGGAGATTTTAGATCTCAATTTGTATCTAAGTGGGATGCAGCTCATTTAACTGCCTTACAAGAAGATTGGGATGCAGACAATGTTGAGGATGAAACAGCTGAAGAAAAAACTGCTAGATTAGGCGCAAGACCTTCTTCTTATTCTTCTTATTAATTATTCACAATTCATCCATCCAGTCATAATGTATTTTTCACCTTTTAAAGGTGGATTGCCACGATGAACAAATGGATAACCTGCAGGCCAAAAAACAAGCCTACCAGTTTTTGGTTTGACTCTTACTGATTGATGCAAAAATTCAGTCTCTCCTCCCTCTTCTACATCATTTAAATATAGTGAATATACAATAACTCTATTAGCATTATCTTTCCTAGCTCCATGCTCAATGTGCCAAATGTGATAGCCTTCTCCTGGTAAAGTTTTTTGAATTTTAAAAGGAACATATCTAAAATTGCTATAGTATTTATCTAAAGCGGTGTTATCAATGTATCTTTTTAGAGCGATATCAAAATTAACAAATAGCACTTTAAAATCTTCTACCCATCCGTTCACGTTTACAGAGGTATCTTGTTTTTCATCTAGTGAAGCCTTTTCAGATTGTAATCTTTGATAAGCTCTACCAAAATTTACTTGCTCATTATAATAATCGATAACCGCTCTACAGTCTTGTTTTAGAATAAAATTATCACAAATACCGATGTGATGTTTCATTGTTATTGTTTTCTCATTTGACATTTGGGTAATCCTTTATTTTAAGAACATTGACAATATAGTCAAGGTCTTCTTCTGAGTGTTTTCTACGTGTAAGATTAGAAAAATTGTCATCCATGTGATGTGCAAAAGGACCATTAGCGTCAACGTAATGCAAAAATACTTGGGCCATACCATCTCCCCTAAAAATATCAGGTCTACTGTGTGTGTCTTCAACCCCTAAATATAATAAAGCATCACCTATATCTAATTCAACTTTTTTACCTTTTATTATTAAGGGCCAATTATCTGTTTTGTTTATGCATGCGGTTACGCTTATCTCACAAGCAGGTCTATCTATGTGGTTTTCTAATTCAGATCCAAATCCATAATATCTCCAATAAGAATATGTTTTGAATAATTTTAAACCAGATGCTTTCTCAACAATTTTTCTTTTATAGTTCAGCACTGTATTCATTAATTTGTCATCATAAAATACAGGACAATAATGTTCTTGATCTTTAGTGTTGGCTATTTGGTTAGGTTCTTCAATAGCATCTAAACAATATTGCTGCAATAGTTTCAACTCATCAGGTGTAAAAAAGTTTTTTATTACTTTAAATCTAAAATCTTTTCTTATGACAGCCATGCTACAATACTATACCTTATTCCTTTAGTTATTGGTTCTATCATATGTGGATACAAAAAATTTGATGGAAAGGCTAATAAGCTTCCTCTCTTTAATTGCACTCTTTTTATTTCTTGTAAGTTTTGATTACCAAAAACTACATCACCACCTTCGTAATCTTCATTTAAATTCATAATAATACTTAAAGCTCTAGGACTAGAATTCATATCATCTGTATGAAAAAGATATTGTCCACCAGGTGCATATTTTAAAAAATCAACTTGAGTTAATTTTGTTGCTGCTACTTGTGGAAAAACAATTTTATATTGTTGGTAAAAACTAAATACCTCATCATATACTAATTTAAAATATATTCGTTCAGAAATAGTTTTTTTACTTAAATGTTTTCCAAAAACTCTTCTGTATTCTTTATTATTATCAAGTGTAGAAAGTCTTTCTGTGCATACTTTATCAGCATATTCTATACACTTAGTACAAAACTTTTCTGAAAGAATTTTGTTATATGAAATAATGGCATTCTCTATTTTCATTTTTTGGTTTTTCTAGTATTAAAAGCTATTATTAGCCTACTTTCATTTGTTTTTAAAGATTTAACTTCATGAGGTATATGTGATGGGTATAACAACAAATGATTTTTTTTAAAAGAATGAACATAAGGATCAAACGCAGGACTGTAAAAAATAGTTTCCTGAGTTGCATTACTTTTTAAATATAAAATTCCTGATTTACCCTCAAGTCCATGACTGTGTAAGGGATGGCTTTCATCTTCATTATATAGTTGTGCCCAATTATTATCTAACAATAAGTTGTGGCCATCTAAAATTTTTATAATTTGTTCTCTTAAATTTTTTAACAAAGGTAAACTCAAAACATTAATGGAATCAAAAGTGGTCTTCATTGTAAAGTTATTTGTTTTATTAATTGATTTAAGCATAGTTTCTACTTGTGCTATTTCTTGTTCTGAAATTTCTAATTCATACTCATAAAAACTTTGGTCAAAAGGGTCAAATCTGTGCATCATACTTCACTCATTGATATACCAGCTCTTGGAGTTTTTGGAATTACTTCATGGTATACATTTTTTTTCACTGTTATTAAATCGCCTGGAGATAAAATTATTCGATCTTTACCTACTATCCATTCTGCTATTCCTTGTACTTGCCAAAAATAAACATCTATGTCGTCTTTATGTTTGCCGTATGTTGGTCCAAGACAAGTGTTAATATAAAGGTGTGCTGTTTTACAATTTAATTTTTTTAAAGATTCTTTTACTTCATCCATAAGATGTGCATCTAAAGATACAAAAAAACCTGGACTAACGTGTTTAGTAAATTTATCGTTAACCAAAGACCAATTATAGTTTTCTAAAATACTTTGCCAGCTTGGGACACTTTTGTTAAAACTTCTTTCTACTTTATAGGTGCTCATATTTTTTTAATTAATTTACCAATGTCAGGCAGCCAAGCATATTTTAAAGGAGACCTTTCCATCATCCATTTAAGATCATATAAATTTTCTACGACAACATGACCAGGAAAATTTAGACTTGTATTTAATAACATCCCGTCATTTTTGCTTAGTAAGTCATGGTAATGTTTGTTTTGTTTTTTACTAACTGTATGCACTCTACTTAGTTTATTCACAGAAGAAACACTTGGTAAGTCCTGTTTAGTATTGAATACATATAACATATATGGCGATATTGTATTTTCGATATAAAAATAATTATTTGATTCTTCTTCAGTAACACTAGGAGAAAAAGGCCTATACCATTCTCTTTTTTTAATTTCGTTTACTTTTGATACTGCATTTTTATGAAAAGGATTCATTAGTAAAGAACGATTACCAAGAGCTCGTTGACCTTGTTCTGATCTTCCTTGGAATAAAGCTATTGGTGTATCCTTGACTATATTTGCAACCTTATGACTATCTGTCTCAATAAGTTGCCAATCTTTAAACAATATTTCAATAAATTGATAATCAGGTTGTGGTCCTAAATAAACATCTTTTATTTGTTTTATATTGCCTTTTAAATAATGATTTGCTTGACCAAGTGATATTCCAGAATCGTTACATAACGGATCTATATTAAAGTTTTTATTTAATAAATAATTAGTATTACATAATATACTTTGAGCACACCCACCAGAATAATTAACATTTTCTTTTGGGATTATTTCATCAATTTCTTTTTCAAAATTTTTTTGGAAACTATATAAATAATCTTGAGATTTTTTATCATCTTTGTCTTCAGACAAAATAAAATTCTGTTCTAAAGAAACTTCCTTTGTGCCATATTGAGATAATGCCATTAGTTTACCATGCATGCCCATGGAGTTGAGTCTGTTTAATTTAAATAAAGCAGCTGTCATGTGGTCATATCTATGACCTATTTCACCAGCAGCTTTATAAGTGCAATTAAAATTGTTGTCATAAATGGACTCAGATTCAATCCAATTCTTATCTTTAATCCATACACCTCCTCCGTCTATAACTGCATAATTTTTATTTGGACCTAAACTTGCTTTAGAACAGTAAGCATGCCATAGATGATGATGTCTTGTTTTTAAGGTGTCATTAAAAACAATTTCAGTATTATCATGTATTAAATCAAATCTTGTTAAGTTAGTTTTGAACCACCATCTGTCAAGACTATAATCTGCGTAAATTAAATCTGTCAACAATACAATATCAAATTTAATATCTAGAGAACTTAAATGATAAAGTAAACTTCCAGTAATATAAGACTGCATTTTTTGTTTGGTAAATCTATCAACTTGACAATGCTCTATAATTTGATTGTCTTTTATTATTGTATAAGCACCATCGTGACCTAAGTGTAAAGATAAGATATACATTTACAGTTTATTAACATATAGTATTTATAATAGCTATGAAATTAGTATACACAATTCCTAATAAACTTTGGTGGATTCAGGATTTTTTAGATGCAGATGCCTATAAAAATTTGCACAACGCAATAATTAAACAAAGGCGCGAACTTAATCTTAAAACAGCTGAGGGTGTTTGGGATAAAAGATTACATAAAAATTTAAAAGCACCTGATAGAGTACAAGTATCTCAGTATCCACCGTTTGAGGCATTGAAACAAAAGGTAATAAATAACACATTTTTTAAATTACCTGTGGTTGAAAAGATAACCACTACAATTCACTACATGAAAAATAGATCAGGGATTAATTGGCATTGTGATGATTCTTGGAAATACGGTGCAACTTATTATATCAATAGTAGATGGAATATTCATTGGGGTGGTGAGTTCATGTTTGCTGATACTCACGCTCATGGGTTTTTACCGACCACCGGAAACTCATTAGTCATCGTAAAGGCACCTTTAGATCATAAAGTAAATCCTGTATTAAGTCCCATAATGCCTAGAATATCTGTCCAAATGTTTATGAAGTGATATAAATATGCTATAATTAGCCATGCCGTTAACAAATGTACAAATAAGACCAGGATTTAATAAACAAGTCACTGCCGTTGGAGCAGAGGGTCAGTGGATTGATGGAGATAATGTAAGATTTAGATATGGGCTTCCTGAAAAAATAGGAGGTTGGGAACAGCTTACTAGCAAAACTTTAGTTGGTGTAGTGAGACAACAACACACTTATGCTGACCTTGATGGAAATGTTTATGCTGTTCTTGGGACTAATCGAACTTTAATCGTATATTATGGTGGAGATTTTTATGACATCACACCTTTAGGCACCGCTGTTACTGGTGCAACATTTACAACTATTAACAATGACCCAACTGTGACTGTTAATAAAACTAATCACGGAGTAGAGGCAGGAGATTTAATTACCTTTACGTCTGTTACTCCACCCACAGGAGCGGGTTACTCATCAGCAAATTTTGAGGATCAACCTTTTGAAGTTATTTCAGCTCCAACTATAAACACCTTTACAATTACAATGGCCACTAACGCGGGCACTAGTGTATCAGCTAGCGGTTCAGCCACAATCGTTCCTTATGTAAAGGTTGGACCATTAAATCAAACAGGAGGCTATGGGTGGGGCACATCAACCTATGGTGGAGCTTCTGGGCTTACCAATACTTTGAACGGTTTATTACAAGATGATACCGCAGGAACAGGAGGCTCAGGAACAAGCATAACTTTAACCTCTACCACGGGGTTCCCAACATCAGGCACTATAAAGGTAGGAACAGAATTTATTTCGTATACTGGGATATCATCAAATGACTTAACTGGTATAACAAGGGGTGTGGCGGGCACACGAACTGCGCATGCAAGTGGAGCCTCTGTTGAATTTTTTACTGCGTGGGGATCACAATCTTTGACAACAAATGTAACACTTGAGCCCGCTGGTTGGTCTCTTGATAATTTTGGACAAACTTTAATTGCTACTGTTAAAAATGGAAATACTTTTTCATGGAATCCAATAGCTTCAAATCCAAGTGCTTTGACCACTAGAGCTACAGTAGTCTCTGGAGCACCAACTGCATCAATGATGTCAATAGTTTCTGAAAGAGACAGGCATTTGTTTATGCTTGGAACAGAGACAACTATCGGAAACGCAGATACTCAAGATAAAATGTTTATTAGATTTTCTGATCAAGAAGATATAACAAGTTATGCCCCAACATCTATTAACACTGCAGGAACTTTGCGACTAGATTCTGGTACAAAAATTGTGGGAGCGGTGCCTGGAAAAGATTACATATTGATATTAACAAATACCTCAGCTTACGCTGTTCAATTTGTAGGACCACCTTTTACATTCTCAATACAACAAGTTGGTTCTAATTGTGGAGCCATAGGTCAAAATTCAATTAGATATGTAGATGGTAAAGTGTATTGGTCC